CCGCTGTACACTCTCAGATTCAGAAACAATTGAATCATCTTGAGCAAATTGGTCCTGTCGCTGGAACAAACTATAAGTTTAGTATGCAGATTCATACTTTAGATGGAACAACCGCAGAAGAAATGGAAAGCTGGCAGTTGGATGGTTGCTTTATTCAGAGCACTGATGAAGGAACATATAACTACGAGAGTGGTGCAGAGTTTATGAGAATTACAATGACAATTCGCTTTGACAATGCAACACTACTAAGCGGACCAAACACGAACGATGGTTCAACCGTCGGCGGCGATCCGTTCCCTAACTTATTGGATGGATTCACTGGCGGAACTTCGATAGGCTAAGTGAGGGTCTAGCATGGCTAAGACCTTTAAGGGGATTGCTGGTAATTTGGCAGAGCAGCGTGTACACTTACGCGACTCTCGCCATGCCGCAGAGAACTTTGGACTAAACAAGGCGTACCTGGGACACGGTACGCCTCGTCAAAAGTTTCAATTCTTTGTTGTCTTTCGATTTAATACAGATCGCTATGTGATGGACCACGTAGCGAATTTTCTTGATCGTCCGGATCAGAAATTTATTTCTGCAATGGTTAAGACCGCAGAGATGCCTTCGATGAAAATTGATACGGAAATTCTTAATCAATATAATCGTAAAATAGTATCTCAGACAAAGATTCAGTATGATCCTATAAACATTACATTTCATGATACAGTAGATGGTAAAACTCTTCGACTGTGGGAAATGTATTATGAGTATTATTTTCGAGATGGTGTGGCTCCTGAGAAACTTCAAGACTCAAGGACGCAACGACCCGAACAGTTTACTGATACTATCCGTACGGCAGAATTCCGCGACAACTTTGGTTATAACATTCAGCGCGTATTCAATCAAAAATACCTATTTGATGCCATTGACATTTACCAAGTCCACGGCGGAGAATTTTCTCGCGTTCGCTTAGTCCGTCCTAGAATTTCGGCATTCAAACACGATACACTTGACTATGCAGCGTCTGCCGATTTAGTCGAACTACAAATGACATTCGAATATGAGACCGCACTATACTCTAATGTAAATGAAGATTTGAATGACGAAGAAATAGAAAGGTACGAGCGCGGCGACTTTTGGGAAATGGCAAATCTTATTACCATCAGAAATGATGTTCAAGGCAGATCCATAGAAACGCAAGCCCAGTTTCCAGCAGCACCGGCTTCTACTTTACCGAATCAAGAAGACGCAGAAGGAAAGTCGGGCATCTTCGGAAGATTGGCTAGTCGTGTCGGCATGAGATTAGGCGGAACCGTACAGGGCGTAGTTGACAGCATCCCCGACGCAATTGGCTCGGCAGTCTCGACATCTATTTTCGGCGGCAAAATCTCTTTGGACCCTGATCCAGTTAAGGCTGTTAAGACAGGCATTAACGCGGCAGGCCGGGATATTATCGGAACAAGCCGTAGAGCAGTGACAGAAGGCGTCGCGGACATCTTTAAGAAAGGCGAAGAAGAACCACCCGAAGAAGAAGGGCCATAAGCATGAATAGAACAAGCACAAACCTTGTCAAATTCTTCGGCGCCGAAGTATTCGCATCGACCATTTCCTCTTCTATAGGAAATGTGGTCGTGGATGGTAACGGGAATGAGAAGTCTACAAGCCCAGCAAATGTGCGCTTATCGTCAGACCGAGTGGAAGAAGCAACAATCAATTCCTCTCATTATCAAATAGCGGTTGCCCATTTAGAGAGGCGCGGAGTAGCCCCTCTAGCAGCAAAAGCAATGGCATTAGTTTTTCTCGATGTTGCAAAAATACAAAATATGACAGTGATGCAGCTACTAGATAATACAAACGATGTTGATATTAAAATGGTAACGGCTGAAGCATATAAGTATATCAATCAGCTTCGTAACAATACCAGTAGCCTAGCACGCTCTCAACCAACAAATAATTCACTAAGCTTCCGCGCACGATACCTAATACCATGAGCGCAAAGAACACTCTAAAAGGCGAGTTTGTGCCAAAAAACCCTAGCAAGTATACAGGTAAGTACCCTATCATCTATAGGTCATCCTGGGAACTTACAGCAATGAGAAAATTTGATAGTCACCCAGATGTAATAGCATGGGCCAGCGAGAGCATTAAGATACCTTATCGTAATCCTATCACAGGAAAAGGGTCTATGTATGTTCCTGACTTCCTAGTCATATTCGAAGATAAGAACGGGAAGCGCCGCCAAGAGTTAGTAGAAGTGAAGCCTCGTTCTCAGACCATCGTTACGGAAGCAAAGTCAAAGTACGATAAGATCAGTCTTGCGATTAACCTCGCCAAATGGAAAGCAGCAGGGTCGTGGTGTAAGAAGCATGGTTTGGTATTCCGCATCATTAACGAAAATGAGATTTATCGCAGACCATAAACTTAGTAGATAAATACTAGTATGACAAGAAAATTAGAAGAAACCTTTGATTTGAGACCGATTAAGGAAGCCGCTGACACAGAGTCCACAGAAAAAGAAGAGGCTCATCACGAGGATCCAGAAGCCCGGGCGGCAAATATCATCAGTGCCTTATCGACTGCTGAGAAGGTAGACCATTCACTATCGGTGGTGACTGGCATTAGTGATCATGATTCGGAGATGGACGAGATTGCTTCTGAAGCCTTAGCGTCATATCTTGAGCTGAAAGAGCTGGGTGCGGAGCAGAGCGATGCCCACGCCGCAAGGATGATGGAAGTAGCATCTACTATGCTTAAGACGGCGCTGGAAGCCCGTGACGCCAAGGTCACCCGCAAGCTCAAGACCCTCGACCTCCAGCTGAAGCGACTGAAGCTAGAGCAGGATGCGAAGAAGAATCAAAAAGCAGCCGAAGATAGCCCATCGGAAGAAGGAATGGAGTTCGATCGAGACCATCTATTATCGAAACTCCGCGGAATGCTCGACTCTGACCGCGAGTAATAAGCCAACCGATTTCGCCGGTTTAGATAAATACTACAGAAACCAGATTAGAGGAAGCTTCCAATGGAAAAAGGCTTTAATGAGTATTATCTACAAGAATCTGCTAAAGAGTATAAGTATAAACTAAAATTAGCAGCACATGAGGTTACTGACGAGCAGAAGAATAAGCTAGAATCAGCATTGCAGAAATATGATTTGCGATCAATTGCTACTTATAAAGACACTCCTATTCAGCAATCTCCTTTAGACTTTCCGAATGTTAAGAACACAAAGGTGTTCGTGACGGAGATTGTACTAGGGTATCCGGTAACAACAGACATGCTACGCCGCTATCTGTCGGATAAAATCTGTATGGACGAGTGCTGTGTGGTTGTATATTCTGGCAACGACCCGCGCGAAACTTATACGCAGCAATGGCTAGAAAGGAATTCAGAAGAGTATAAAGAAAACTATACGCCGTATCTTGGATCCGACCCCGAAGAGACAGAAGTCCCAGAATATGGCGACGCTTACAATAAAAAATTCTTAGATGAATTAGCGGATGAACGTAAGGAAAGAGAGATTCATACCGTGGAGAATAGTCTTAGTCAAAAGCAGAAATTCGATAGTGAAGGTAAGAGTGAAGAGATGCCAGAAGCACCAACAAGCTACAGCGTTCTAGGCAATAAGAAAAGATAATGAATGATATCCGTAAATGGCGCAAGATAGTAGATGAAGCGGGCCGCGGCAGCGGCTCAAACGAAGATCGTGTGACCGCGGAATATGAAGTTTGCCCGGTGTGCAATGCCAATGATGCGAATTGTGATTATTGCGATGGCGAAGGTCTACTTGATAGAACTGGTGAACATAAGATTTTGAAATTGGATGATGATTCCGATATACAGATGGAAGGGCGTGCGCAATATGCTGAAATAAAGCTAAAGCCAGAAGATCTCTCCGAACCTGGTGATGACGGATTAGTCGAGCGTCCGGAATCTGAAAAAAGCGTTAAGGATTATCTAAAGAAGATTGCTGACCGTTACGGTGTAGACTTTGTTCACGAGTTTGAAGAATACAACAAGCCAAAGAAAGTTAAGGAATCAGATAAGCCATATGCAACAATGGATGACGGCCCTGAAGATTATCTTTATAAGAAAGGTAAGAAACAAAAGTTAGTTGGGTCGAAAGAGTACGACGAAGAAGAGATCGAAGAAAACATCGAAGATGAATTAGAAATGATCTTAAGATTGTCGGGTCTTTTTCGCGATGTCCCTGGCGTAGAAAGCGAAGAAAACGAAGATGGAGAAGAATCAGTCTTCACTAATGCTAGTGACTTCGTAGATGAGATCAGAGGCGAACCACCACAAGATTATGATGACTTTGATAACCCTATGGGCGACGAGTCAATACTTACAGACTCAAAGTTAGATGAATATGCTGGCGAATTAACAAAGGCTTATCGGGATCTCTCATCCCATGAAATGATTCAGACACCGACAAGAGCAATAGCTCGAGGTGCAAACAATTTGAAGAATCGTTTGAAAAGTATAGCATCGGGTAAAGATATAAAGAGAGATACAAAATCAGACAACAAAACCGCTGAGAACAAACTCGATAAGGTAGCCGATAATATTATTGCAGCATACCAGAAAGAGCACGGTCGAAAGCCGAAATTTGGTAAAAAAGAAGAATATATGAAATACGTTCCTAGCTGGGTAGATCAAATATATAATTCTACCAAGTATTACGGACAAAAGAAACCAACCGAAAAAGAACAAGAGAAGTTGGCAGAGATTATTATGAAGAAGGTAAACGGCATGAGCGAAAACATCAACGAAGGTCAATATACAGAAGAAGATTGGATTGCCGCTGCGAACCAAGCTATGGCATATATTGATTCCGAACATGAGTTGGCATACGATGTTGCATCAATGAATGGGCAACAGTTTGAAAATGTAAAACACATGAGCTGGTTTATTGATGAAGTGGCAAAAGAATTGCTGCAACAAGGCCTAGAACATACGCCACCGGAAGGCAGCTTTGAAGATGCTTCCGATTGGGGCAACGAAACCTACGATGAGGATAATGATATGTACGGAGATGAATTCGATTGGGACAGCGTTCTCGAACAAGAAAACAAATGGCGTAAGGCTGAAAATCGCGATGTTGCTGAGGCGGAAATGGAAGAAGATTTCCTAGCCAAGCCAGAAGAGTCACCAGACTATGACGAATATGAAGACGAAGAAACAGAAGAGGGCATCGGCGAAGAAGGCGAAGACGAATCCCGCAGCTATATTCGTTTAAATGACAATGAGCGGGTTTACTATGCCCTTGCTGATCGTTATGGTGCAGAGCTGGACTTTGGTGACAGCAACGATCAGGTCGCCGTCCCAGGCCATCCAGAAGAAGTACAGGAATACCTTGCAGGGATGGGTTTTCAAGCCGGTGCAGACTATGAGCTTGAATCGGCAATGGAAGAAGATCTACAAAATGGCTACAACGATCGACGCGAGCACGATAAGGACGATTACTTCCCAACAGGTGCAGTAAGTAACACATCTAAGCGCCACGGCCCAGAAGCTGCCAAGCACGGTAACAACCCGATGGCTACTCGCATGAGAACCAATGAAGGTGCTGATGTATATGAGAAGCTAAAGCAGGAGTATCGTAGACATCGCATTAGCGAGTCTTCTTCTGAACCTAAAAAAAAGGCTAAGTCGCCAGCAGCAGTCTTCAGAAAATACATAGTGGGGCCAGGCAGAACGGAGTTAGGTGGTCGCGGATTCTCATTCATGTATTTCGACACCGCCAGCACAAATCTTGAGCAGATTGCACAAAGGGCGAAAGATTTTGCTCAAAAGTATCCGGAACAGGTTGAGGATTTCAAAGTTGTTCGGTCGGGCAGAAATAAAGGTCAAGTGGTGCTAACTCTTCGAGGGGATATTTACGGAGAGGAGACTAGTCGAACACTCAATATTTTGCCGGATGATAAGAACTCTCCATATAAGAAAGGTAGGGGTTGGGTAACATACGGCTGATTTATGTCCATAGAAAACGCCTTTATCAAAAAACCAGGCACACGGCTAAAGTATTCACCTCGAATGCTTCAAGAATTGAAGGCTTGTGCTGACCCGGACACAGGTCCGATGTATTTCATGGAAAACTTCATGATGATTCAGCACTCGACAAAAGGTCGAATGAAGTTCACACCATTCGATTACCAGCGAGAACTGAGTGACGTTTATCATAACTATCGTTATTCTATCGCCATGATTGGTCGCCAGTTAGGTAAGACAACACTGGCAGCAGGCTATCTATTATGGTATGCAATGTTCGTACCTGACTCGACCATTCTTATCGCAGCCCATAAGCGAGAAGGTGCCAACGAAATTATGCAGCGTATTCGTTTCTGTTATGAGGAACTGCCAGACCATATTCGGTCCGCGGTGACAGAATACAACAAGGGTAGCATAGCGTTCAGCAATGGATCTCGTATCCTTGCTCAAGCAACAACACCCAACACCGGTCGTGGTCTGTCTCTATCACTAGTATACCTCGATGAGTTTGCCTTCGTACCACCGAAGATTGCGCGAGAGTTTTGGACATCCATTTCTCCTACATTGTCTACGGGTGGTAAATGTATTATCACTTCTACACCTAACGTGGATGATGACCAGTTCGCAGATATCTGGCATGGTTCACAGAATACAATCGATGACTATGGCAATGACACCGGCA